GGCTGGCCTGGAACACACCGAGTAGGGCGCGCGCTCCGATACGCTGCCCGACGTGGCAAAGCAGCGCGACGAACTACCGGCCCCGCAACGGTTCCCGGCCCGGACAATTACTGCGGCCGCGACTCGGCTTCGGATCGACGACAAGAAGACCGCTACTCGTGAAGCGGCGAAACGGCAGGATTGGCAGGACGAGGCGTGGGCTGCGTTCGATGACGTGCCCGAGTTGAAGTTCGCGACGTGGTTTACCGGCAACGCGATGGCGAAGCTCCGCCTGGCGATCGCGGTCCGGCCCCTAGACGGGACCGAGCCAGTGATCGTGGTTCCGGGCGAAGCGGTGGAGGGCATCGATGCTTCGCTGCTCGCTGCTGCGCACGCCGAACTCGCGCGCTTGAAGGGCCCGTATGGTGGCCAGTCCGAATTACAACGTGAGTTCAACATGAACTTTGAGGTGGCGGGCGAGTGCTATCTCGTGGGGTATGGCGCAACGACTACGACCGTCGACGGTGTCGAGGTGCCCGTCGCTGAAGAATGGGATATCAAATCCGTTAGCGAAGTCGAATTCAAGTCCGGCGAGTACTTCATCTCCGATATGCCCGGCGCCGCTCAAAACCAGAAGCGCAAACTCGACGCGTCGACCGACGCGATCATTCGGCTCTGGCAACGCCACCCGCGTTACTCGAAACTCCCCGACGCTCACATTCGTGCGGTGCTCTCGGATTGTGAAGCGTTGCTCCTGCTGACCAACGAAATCAAAGCGATCGCGAAATCGCACCAGGCTGCTGGGATCTTGACCGTCCCGAACGAGTTGAGCTTCGGTGCCGACGATCCAACCGATGGCGAAGAGGACGGCGACACTGAAGATACGTTCACCGAGGATCTGATGTCGGCGCTCATCGACCCGATCGAGGATTCGTCATCTGCCTCGTCGGTGATGCCGCTCGTGGTGCGCGGGCCTGCCGAATTCCTGAAGCCCGACGCGTTGCGCATCATTTCGTTTGGCCGGACCTCGGGGTACGAGATCGAGAACTCCCTGAAGGCTCGCGTGGAGCGTGTCGCTCGTGGCATCAACTTGCCCGTCGAGGTGGTCATGGGCCACCAATCGACGACGTTCGCGAACGCTGGCCAGGTCAACCGCGATACGTTCGACGACCACCTTGAGCCTCGTGCGGTGGCGATGGTCGACGCGTTGACGATGGGGTATCTGCACCCGAACTTGCGGGAAACCGCTACGGCGAATCAGTACGACCCGGCGATGGTGGATCGTGTCGTGGTCTGGTACGACGAGACCGCGGTGGTCGGCACTCCCGATCTCACCGCTTCGGCCGACAAGGGCGCGGAGCTTGGCCTCATCTCGGGTGAGGCTTGGCGGCGGGCTCGTGGCTGGGACGAAGACGACGCGCCTTCCCCGGAGGAACTCGCGATGCGCTTGGCTTCGAAGGCGGCGGCTGGCAACGACCCGGCGGCGACGACTGCTGCCCTGCAAACGCTCGCGGCGATGATCCGACCGGCTGCGCCCGTGGTGGTGGCGTCCGGCCGGAAGAAGACCAACGTCGGCAAGAAGCTGGCGGCGATCGACCGTGACCTCCGGGCCCGGCTCGGTGCTGCTGCTTCGGCTGCTGTCGATCGTGCGTTGACGCGCGCGGGTAACCGGCTGAAGTCGAAGGCGGGCGTACTCAAAGAAATGACTCGAGGTGTCGCTGCTCGCGACGCCGCGCGCCATGTTGGGCCTGCCGCGATCCGGGCTGCTGGTATGTCCGAGGACGAACTGATCGGGCCCGACGCGTGGGCTGAACTCGAAGTGCAATTCATGACGTGGGGCGCTACTGCTCAAGACCAGGCGGTTGATCTGGCGCACACTCTCGTGGGCTATTCGACGGTAGAACGTAACGCTTTGAAGCTCCGCCAAGCCGACGACCTTGCGGAGGCGTGGTCGTGGATGCGCGACGCGTTGCAAGGGCTCGCTGCTCGGCGGCTCTACGGCGAGGACGCTGTCGCTGCTGCGCTGCTCGGCGAGTTCGATCCGACCTCATCGGTTCCGGCTGGCCTCGTGCGCCAAGCGCTCGCGATCGCTGGTGGTGAGGCTGGTATGCCTGCCGCGACGCACGGCTCATCGATGTATGTGTTCACCGGCTCCGATGATGGTCCGCTCGGTGGTATCGGCACGGGTGATCTCATCCACTCGTCGTTGCTGTCGAACGGTGTAGGCACCGAGGGCTACGAGTGGGAGTACGGCGCGGCGTATCGCAAGAGCCCGTTCCCTGAACACGAAGCGCTCGACGGTATGCAGTTCACGAACTTCGACGATGGTGCGCTGTCGGCGGCGGACTCGTGGACCCCATTCGGCTCATTCTTCCCCGGCGACCACGATGGCTGCCAGTGCGACTTCATCCCGATCTACCTTGGCCCCGCCGAGGGTTAGGAGCAAACCATGCGGTATCAAATCGAACACATCGACGGTGTCTGGGTCTTGACTTGCGACGGTGTCGCGGTCGGTGTCCCGCACGATACGCACCAGCTTGCGATGGGCGCGTTGACGGAACGTATCAACGCTGATCTTGCGGCTGCCTCCGGTGGTGGTGATGGCACGACCGGTATCTTGCCGCAACGCTGGACTTCCGACGCTGGGATCTGCTTCGCTGAATCGCTCGCTTCGGGCCGCGACTTCACTCAGTGCGAGTGGTCGTGGCGCGACCCGGCGACGTCATTCGTGCCGCTCATGTTCCAACCGAAGAACGCTGGCCACTACGACGCGGAACTCTGCGGCTTCGTGTCTGCGTTCACTGGTGGTGGTGTCGGCACTGTTGGCGCGTCTGGTGGCTTCCTCGACAACGAAGCGGGGCGTGCGGCTGCTGCGATACTCGAGGGCGCTGGCCGGTTCGGTGTCTCGGTCGACCCGTCTGAGAAGGTCGACGTGGTCTGGCAATGCACCGAAATGGACGAAGACGGCTGGTGTATGGCCGGGCTCGATATGTTCATGAGCTACGAGATCGCGGGCATCACGATGACTCCGCTGCAGGCGTTCGACAACGCTGCGATCGTGCTCGACGGTGCTGCTCCTGCTGCCGATCCTGCTCCGGCCGACGACGTGGCTGAACCCGTCGCTGCTGCTGCGTTCGCGATCGTCGCGGCTGCTGATCTTGTGCGGCCTCCGGCGGAGTGGTTCTCGTTGGCTGAACCGCAGATCGGTGAGGCGTTCCTCGGTACGCTCGGCGATGAGTTCCTCGTCGACCAAGGCGACGGGACGGTGGCTTGCCCGTTGACGATTACCGACGAGGGCCAGGTGTTTGGGCATCTCGCCCGCTGGGGCCAGTGCCATGTGGGCTACGGCGACCAATGTGTGAGCCCGCCCGAATCGTTGACGGCGTACTCGCACTTTCATGTCTCGTCGGTGCTGACCGCCGAGGGCGAACTCGTGGCGGTTGGTGCGTTGACCGTGGGCTGCGAGCATGCTCCGCCGACGATGCCTGCCTGGCAAGCCCAAGACCACTATGCGAACTCAGGTAGCGGCTGGGCTGATGTGCGCTGCTCGAATGGTGTTCACGGGCCGTGGATCTCGGGTGCGCTCCGGCCGGGCCTCGACGACGCTGCGCTCCGGGTGCTCCGGGCCTTGACGCTCTCGGGCGATTGGCGTGACCGTGGTGCTGGCCTCGAGTTGATCGCTGGCCTCTCGGTGAACGTGCCGGGCTTCCCGATCGCACGCGAATCGTTGGCGGCTTCGGGGCTCCTGCCGGTGCGCGCGCCGATGACGGCTTCGGCTTCGAAGGCTGGCCGGTTGGTGTCGCTGACGGCTGCTGGGTTGGTGGCTCGCTGCCCCGACTGCCAGAAGCGTTCCGAGGCTGCTCGCGTGAACCGCGATCAGGTGCTGTCGGTTGGTGGCCAGCTTGACCGTATCGAGGCGATGCTGTCTCGGGTCGACCGGCGCACAGCGCACTTGAATGTCGACGCGGCGGCTGCGGTGCTGCGCCGTATCGGGTAGTCTCCCCGGTGCCCGAGAGGGGCACAGGCTGAAATACTGGAACGGTCCCGCGGTCACTCGTGGGGCCGTTCCGCGTTTCAACCCTGCGGCTAGTTGTGCTGCTGCTGGTGCCCCGTCAGAATCGTGTTATGACAACAGATGGATTCTCAGGGCCCCAACCATTGCACTCTGCTGCTCGCGATGTCGTGGCTCCGGTCGGCGCCTTGCCTGCTGCGCTCAACACGATCGAGTTGAACCTCGACGACCTCGAGCGGGCGATCGTGTCGCTCCGCACGAAGCTGGAACCGATCGCGGTATGGCGCGACGGCGCAACGCTGCGCGATGCCGATCCGGCGTTGAAGGCTGCCCC